CGATACAAATGACAGTGAAAAGAAAAAGAGAGCTCTTACAGAAGGAGCAACTATTTGGTTGCCGGATACTCGTGGTACACAGGGAACAACTCGCTCTGACGCTGCTAATATTCTTGATAATCCCTTTTTTAAAGAAGATCCTTTAACCACTACTAATAAAAGAACTGCATTTAATAATGACAGTTTTAATACTGCGAAATTGTGTCTACCATTAGAAACCGGAATATTTAGGTCTGACCGTGTATACCCCAATCTCCTCACTGGTCTCGAAATTGTTATCACTCTTGAAGACGCTGGAAAATGTATTACTCAACTTGATAGCGTTATGAGGGGTCGTCGTCTTGCCCTCAATCCAGTATTCTTATCTCGTAATGGTTCAACTGGTGGTGCCGCCGCTGATATTGCCGACGGTGATACAATTGATAAAATTCACCTTGACACTGATAATTCACAGACCAAACCACAGAATTGTCCTTTCTGTATTGGAGAGCGTGTTGCTATTGTATCGGCAGATAATGCTTCATTACTGACGACTGATAAAGACCTTGTTATTAAACAAATAAATACCAATGCCTCCGGTACTGAAATTACATTTGACCCAGCGGACGCGAAGTCAACTTCTGGCGGTGATACCTTTTCGGCAAATTCAGGAGCATATGTTGTATCTATGGCGGCAACTACAAGAGCAGGAGTATCTAATGCTGATTACAAACCAACATACACTTTAAGCAATGTCGAACTTGTTTGTCAAGAAGTTGACATGGGTGCTGGTTTTGAAAGTGATATGTTAAGAGCAATGAAAGAAAAGGGTGTAATTGTTCAAGATATTTTATCATGTCAGAATTACAGATATTCTTCACAGTCCGGTGAAGTTGCCCTTAATATTCGTCTGCCTCTTAATAATGCAAGGGGTAAGGCAATTGTTTCTCAACCTACGGACGCGACAGTATATTCTGACAGTCAGCGAGTATCCGGAACTGGAACATATGATATCGGCGGAGACGCTGCTGATAAGACCATGAATGAAGCAGTTGCTGGTATTCGTGGTATCTCTGATTTTATCAGTGATTATCAGTTCTTATATGACGGTCGCCTTCAACCTTCTCGCCCAGTCCGTTGTTCAAAGACCTCTTCAAAAACTTCGATTGACGCTCAACCATTAATTGAGACGACCAAGGCACTTGTCCAATCAGAAATTTCTGCGAAGTCCCTTGCTGCCTACAATAGCAATTGGTTGGTATCTCGTGCCCTTGCTCTCAATAAGGGTGTATATGATACTCGCAATAAAGATTTCAATATTCAAGTTAATTATTCAGGAACTACTCCAACAAAGAATAAGTTATGGAACAATTTTGTCTTTCATTTAAGAAGGGTCAATATTCGTGGAGATAGTGTTTCTGTTGAATATTAAAGTATTTGTAATTTATTTTATTATTTTTTATTTTTTAAATTTTATAATATAATTAATATTATAAAAAATGAGTAATCGATACCTTTCAATTAAACCAAGTAATTCGAATGCCTCTCAATCATACCGAGACGGACGACCGGTTATAAGTTTCACAATTGCTGAAAGTGAAAGTGTCCTTGTCCCTTCTTCTGTCCGTTTCTGTGGTAAATTTCACGCATACAAGAACTCCGCAAGAGGGAGAGTTGAAGCAGGAGACAATGTTGCAATGGATAGTCGTATTGGGATTTGGTCAGTTCTTGACCAGGTAGTCCTGTCTTCTGCGACCTCCAAGCAGACCATTGAGCATATTAGACACGCAAATCGCTTCTATTCTTCATACCTTGGATTAACCAGTTCTGAACAGTCATTAATTGGTCATTTTGGTGAGACCGGTTTAACACTCCCAAGTACTAATGGACAGAAGGTTTCGGTTGTTGAAGAAGAGGGTACGAACACCAATGAGTTCTGTATACATATCCCAACCGGATTGCTTATGGGTACTTCGGCAATCCCTCTATCCAGCACCAGTGGTATTGGTGGTCTAACAATTGATCTCCACCTCGCACCTGATAGTATGGTATTATTTGATACTGCTGGTGACGCTTCTTCGAATGGTCTCACTGATTGTTTCTATGAACTAACCGATTGTCAGTTAGTATGTGAAACGCATTCACCAAATGCCGACGATATGAAGAGAATGCAGGATATGGGTGGATTTGAATATAATTCTATTTCAGGATATTATTCTACTATTAACTCCACCAACGCAAATATTAATTTCTCTCTTGGATTATCAAGAGTTGAAAGTGTATTTATGAATTTTATCAATAGTTCTTATCTGAACAATCTTGACCAAAACTCTTTACAAACAATCAATCCACTGACTTCTACTGGGGCAATTGCGAATGTAGACCAAGTTGTATTTACAAAAGGTGGTTCTCGGTATCCTTTGGACTATAATCTTGATACTCAATATAAAGACGATACTTCTAACTTAAAGGTTGACCCACAGATAATTAGAAATTTTATGAACGCCGTCATACCATTCACAAGTATTTCTCACACCTCGATTTCACCGGTGAATACTAACAAGAGGTATACGACTAATGATAACAGTGTCCTTGAAGGTGGTTCTCTGTATGGTGTAGGGGTTGCTTATGATATTATTGGTTCACCGGCAGGTGGGGACTTCTCACAGGACGCATGGGGAGTTCAAATGGATTTGGGTCTAACTGACGATAATCCGATTTCTGCATTTATCTTTGTTCACGCCAAGAATACTGTTCTATTTAAGGACGGACAGATACAGGTTGTCTCGTAAATTTAAAATCTATACTTTAATTTTTAAAACTTTTTTTAATAATTTTTATATATTAAGTTATATAAAAATGAGTATGTCTATCCCCCCAATGCTTCAACCTGGTATGATTAGTTCGAACCCTGAACAGCGTATTGATACTGATATTCTTGAACCGGTAATTTTCACCGAAAGTTTTATCAGATATGAATTACAGAATAAAGGTCTATTAAATCCTCAATCTCGTATTACATTTTCTTTAAATGGACACGGAGATCACGATAGTTTTTATCCATTAGGAGTTGGTGTTGGTTCTGTTATTGATAGAGCAACATTAAAGATTGGTGGTAAAACCATTTGTGAAATTCAGGATTTTAACTTTTATCAAGCATACAAATCTATGTTTATTGACCAGTCAGTAATTAAAGAAAGAGAGCAGTTTAATTCAGGACGGTGTATGAGCAATTCTGTTGTATACAATAAGGATAATGTTGTATCTGAAAAAGTATCGATTGATAACGGTAAGGAGTTTGTAATGAACGCAACCGATACCAATAGTGAATTAAGAACTCATACCTTTCAGCGACTACCAAAACAACCGGTTTTCTCTATAACTCTCGACGACCTATTTCCGGCAATTCGTGGTATCCAGTTGCCCCTCTTTATGTTGCGGAGCGACCAGGCAGTACAACTTGAATTGACCCTTTCAAATAGTGTTGGTGAACGAGCGTCTCTATCGTCCGGCGGTGATAATGGTGGACATTCCTTCACCCTTGACCAAACTGAATGCCGTATGATTGCTGATTACACATTCCTTGACGGTGAAGAAATGAATGAATTTGCTCGTGCTAATAGTGATTTTTCATTTATGTTCCTTGAACCTCGTCTAACCAAGACGACCCTTGCTGACCAAGCGGCGGCACAGAACCAAGTAAGAAATGTTGGAGGTGCTGGACGGTTAGTATCCAAAATGTTTGTAGGTGTATCCTCTGATAAAATGAGTGTTCATTTTGGAGCGTCCGCAACCGGAGATCAAAAGACCTTATTAAATAAATATCGTGGAGTTGCCTGTGAATTAACTGGTTCTCGTGCAGGAGGTGATTTGAACTACGGCAAACTTGTATCGAATGTTAAAAAGAACGACGAGTTCTTATATCCACTTGACAGAGAAAACTCTGCCCTTCATTTCCACGGAGTTGCTGATACAGAAGGTGCTCCTCCTCATATCACTCGTGCTGAATATGCGAGAGGTGGGGATAGTTTAGTTGCTCGTAAATTTGAGGGATACCCAATGAATGGTGCTAATGAATTGACCGGTCAGTTCTTCTACAATGCTTATCGTATGAATGACGGCGACCGAGTTGATAGTCGTGGTCTCGAACTACACCATAAATATCAGAACCTTGCCGCTGCCGAAGCACCCTACACTTCTCGCTGCTGGATTGAGGTTCAGAAGGTAATGAGAATGAAGGACGGAGTTGTTGATTGTTATTACGCCTAAATAAAGAGTGTCCCCAATGTCCTCAATGTCCTCAAAAAAATATTAAATATTTACGATTTTCACAAATACAAAAAGGAGGCAGAGGTATTCCACGATATTCTAAAATCACAATTATTTTATTTATTTTTGAGGACTTTGAGGACTTTGAGGTCAATTAATATATTTTTAATATTTCATATATATATAATGAGTATATATGTGAAATCAGATAATAAAGGTAAAAAGAGAAGTGATACTCCCACACCATATTGTATCTGTGAT